CGTTGTAACAAACAAATCGTTGCGTTGAGGTGCGATGCGGGGTGCCGCGACGCGGGGTGCCGCGACGCGGCGAGTTGAGGCGCGAAAAGTAACAAACAAATCGTTGCGTTGCGTTGCGGAGAGGTGCGTCGCACCGCGCCGAGACAAGTCGCGTTGAGAGGCGGAGCGCGAAGATGCGAAAAGTAACAAACAAATCGTTGCGTTGAATTGAGGCGCGTTGCAATACGCGAAGTCGCGTTGCGAGTCGTTGAGGTGCCCAGAGACAAGTTGCGTTGTACATAACAAATCCTTGAGTTGAATTGCGGAGCGCAGCGAAGCGCCGTAGTACGGCGCGACGCGATGATTATTGCCAGTCAAACTTTACGGCGCGGAAGCGACCGTTAGTTCCGCCTTTTTCTGGGCGGAAGCGACCAATGCCGATACCTGATCCCGCGGCGTAGAACACCTCTTCGAATACATCTTTGGTGATGGTGTCATCCATGATCATAAAATCAATGTAAGACTTGTATCCTGTGTCCACGACGGGAAAGGTGCGCCAGACGCGCTTACCGGATCCTCTGACGCCATCAGAATTAACGTTGAGGCGTTCACCTCTGACGTCGGCTTGTTTGGTTTCAAGCTTGGGATCGTTGAGCGGTACGACGTCCGCTTCAAAGTATTTTGTATAAGTTGATTTACCGCGGCCCGGAATCTGTGTTCCTAGTTTTTTAGCAGCGGCGGACAGGCTGAACTTGATAGCCATAGCGGGGATAATGATGTTGCCGTCTTTATCGACGGTGCATTTAGAACGCCACGTTCTGGTTTCGTAGGCGTCGGCAGTTTCTTTGGGGAGCTTGGGCTCCTCGTGCATTTTAGATTGGCTGTAAGGGGCGATGCCTTCAAAGTGTACTCTAACATTCCGCATATCTTTTTTCCTTTGGTTAGCGTTGTTAACGTAAAGGAGTATATGCGAGGGTATAGGATAATGTCAATACCCTTAGTGAATATCTGATAAAATCCCTTCTTCCATCTCTACATGTGCGCTGGCCGAGGCCATTGCGGCACCGATAATGCCTGTTGCGTCTTGTTTATCGGTACAACCTTTGAGTAGGCGGAAGATTGCGGCGGTAATAATTCCGGTGTACGCGGCCCCTGCTTCGAGGTCCGCGTCCATCATATCGTCAATAAATTTATTAGTTTCTTTAAGCGCGATAAGATAATCGTCTTGGTTAGACATGAAAACGCCCCAAAGTAAACTTCAGGGCGCAATCAAATCTTTTATGAGGTACGCTCTGAATATAGAAGTGTATGGGATAAGTCAAGCGCTTTCTTGTTCGCGCTTGTATGCTTCGAAGATAATCCGCAATTGACCGCTAATTGTTCGACCTTCGGTCTGTGAGAGCGCTTTAATTTCCTTGTACACCTCAATTGGGACAAGAACGCTTTTCCATTTATCGGTATCCATATGTGAACCTCTCTAGTTTTAACCAACAATATAGGATGTTATGGGGGAGAGCAAGGAAAAAACCCGTCCAACAGTGCGAAACCTAATGGACGGGAGTTAAGACAGGCGATCTGTCCATGAGCAGAACTAACATGACTAGACGGCTTCACCCCAAGATGGGCCTACTTCGACGTCACACAGGCTAGGTACACTTAATGGTACAGCACTTTGCATCATCTCTGCAACCTTTTTTGCATCATTTCTGTCTGCAACTGACATGGCGATTTCATCGTGGATTTGTATCAAAGGAATCCGCCCGCTCTCATATATGTTGACCATAGACTGCTTGGTCATGTCCGCGGCGGACGCTTGAATTAAACGGTTCAAGGCTTTGTATGTGTAAGCGCGTTTTAAGCGTGTTGTGTCGCCATATGTTTTCACGGCTTCCTCGTATGGCAGCGCCTTGTTCATGGCAAACGTGTCGGGCTCCCATAACGGAAAGCGTAGTTTTCTGCCCAGAAGCGAGCGCAGCGCCCCGCGACTGTCCTTTTCGTTAAGCCTGTTCATCACCCCGTGCATCAGACCCTTAACGAAAGGCACACGGTCATGGTACTGGGAAACCAGACCTTTGGCTTCGTCCACGGGAATATCTAATTGGTCCGCGAGCTTTGCCACGCCCATGCCGTACATCATGCCAAGGTTAATTGTCTTGGCCTGTTTGCGTGGAATTTGCGCCATCTCTGCGACCATCGTGTGGAAGTCTGTGCTGCTATCTTCATTGTAGCTATCTACAAATTCTTTTGCGCCCTTGAGCGGACGACCTCTTTGTTCACCAAACAGGTGCGCGTAATGAACCAAGATCCGCGGTTCTTGTTGCGAGAAGTCAATTGCGGCCCACTGCTCGCCTTCTTCTGGTAGGAAGAGGCTGCGGATCATGGGGCCTAGCTCTGGATCCCGTGCGGGGATTTGCTGTAGGTTGGGATGGTTCATGGATATACGACCGCTGACCGTGCCGCCATCGTCGGAGCGGATTTGGTTTATGTGGGCGTGAATACGACCATCTGAGCGGCAATGCTTGAGAATAGTGTTGATAAATGTGCCAGAGGTTTTGTTGAGGTTACGGGCTTGCACGATAAGTTGCGCCAGTTCTGACGGATGGTCAGAGAGAAACCCTTTAGTAAAGGATGGCTGACCTTTTTCTGTGCGCTCGTAGGGGAGAGATGCTTCGTCGAAGGCTTTGGCGATAGACTGCGCGGCCCATATCTCGACGTCAAAGCCTACGGTGGATCTTATCTTTTTTAAAATTTCTTTCTCGCGCTTGAGCAGTGCGTTACGTGTGCGCTCTGCTTTGTCCGTATCTACTCTGACGCCGCGCCAAGTCATGTCCACCAAGCAGGGCAAGAGCCGTGTTTCGACGTCCACGATGTTTGACAGGCCGTCTTTAGAAACTTCTACGGAAAAATAATTATAGAGTTCCAGTGCGAGTTCCGCGTCTGCTTCTGCATAAGGCCCGACGAACATGGCGGGTAACTTCCACATCTCTGCTTTGGGGTCCACGCCAAATGCTTTTGCAGCTTCGATCAGTTGCTTTTCGGATTTAACTTTGCCCAGATGGTCAAACGACAGGGAGTTAAGCGTGTAGCTAAACCTGTTTTCGTCGAGCAGGGATGCTATGACCATAGTGTCGATTACTTTGCCATTTACGGTAAAACCCATGCGCCGTGCCCATCCAGCGTCGTATTGAGCATTGTGCATGATTTTGTCTGCGGGACTTTCGAAAACTTTTTTTAACCAACGATTGGCTTGTTTTTCGCATATGTTCCCGCCGCCGAAATGTCTAATAGGAATGTAGCCGCTCCAGTTCTCTGTGGCAACGGCATAACCTACTACCTCACCGTCTCCGGTGGCCCATCCGGGGCCCGCGTTTTTTAGATTGGGATCTTTGGTTTCCAAATCTATAGCAATGCGCTTGGCACCAGTAAGATCAGGGAGTTCACTGGGCGGAACCCATTCATTCTCCGGTGTGAACATTGCCATCTGTAGGCTCATCTTCTGGTTCCTTATAATAAACTAATACAAACGTATCGCAGTTAGAGCATGAGAGATTGGTAACCATGTCATATTCAGGCTCATCCTCGGCATCATCATCTCCGCCCCAGATTAATTTTGCTTTGCAGTGCCAGCAATTCATTGCTCTCCTCCTAAAGCGGCATACCCACAGATGTCCACCCATGAGTCCTCTTTGTTGGATTTCATAAGCCGTGCGGATTTTACCAAAACCATGCAGACCGCAACCTCTTGCCGCGTTGTCGGGCGACCTAGAAAGACGGACCAGAGGTCTGCGATATCTTGGAAGTTCTGTTTTGCATCACCGTATTCGGATGCACGTTCTCCGTTTATAAGGGCCTGCGCTGTCTGAAGGATTTCATCACGTTTCATTTTTTTCTTCTCTTGGTAATTCATATCGCGCTTTAATATCGCGCACAGTGTCAGGGTGTTTGTCTAAGACATCCGCAATCTCAACACAATTCAAACCATTTTTCAGCATCTTATCGACCATGCGAGCGGTGGGGTTGAGCGGTCTTAGAGACTTATCCGACTTTGGCCTGCCCCCTTTGTACCCGTTTGTTTGATTTTTCTCCGCGCTATACGCGTTCATGTTTCCCCAAGTTTTTCGGGCTCGTGCATTTTCAACGATAGCGAGTTTGGCCATAGCCTGACCCAACTTTTCTTCGAAGACTTTCATATATCATAACTCCTTGTCGCGTCTTCAGGCTCCACCAAATACAAGTTCTTTCTTGTACGCGTCACGCCGACGTAGAAAACACGATGAACATCGTCGGGTGCAATTCGCAGGGTACTGTCCGCAGCGGGTGACAGGTCCGTGAACAATACAACGTTGTCCGCCTCTCCACCTTTTGAACCGTGGATCGTGGACACTACAATGCGGGGAATGCCGTTGAACTTTTCTCCGCGGCGCAGCAATGCTGTCACGTAGGCGCGGTCTTTATCTGCAATGCGGTCCATTGCTTCAGACCAGATCATATCCTTTGTGGCTATAAGGCCGTGGGATATTTGCAGATCGTCGATGTTAACCAGTTCGTCATCTGGAACGCCTTTGATTTTCTTATACCCCCGTGCCACGCGTTTTCCTGTAGACATAAAGCTATAGATGTTTCGGGCTGTGTCGATAGGTATTTCCTTACCGCGTTGTAGGTCAGTCCACCCGTTTACGGCGTCACTTAGTTTTTGACCAATGGACCGTGAGCCGCGGTATTCGTACAGATAACCAAAGGACCGCAGGTCTGTTGCCACGGGCTGTAGTTGGTATCCTGCTTGTGCAAGTATGAGCCACGAGCCTTCGCTCATGTCCAGTTCCCCGACTTGCGCCACGCGTCGGCACTGGCCTTCTTCTTCGCGTGGTTTGTATATCTTGGGGTAACGGTGATGGATGCGGCGGGCGATTGTTTCTGCCACGCGGTGAACGCTTGCTGGTATACGGTAGGATTGTTTAAGCGTTTCTGATCCGCCGTCTAAACCAAGGAAGTGTTCAACGTCGGCCCCTGCCCATTTGTAGATGGCTTGGTCATCGTCTCCTGCGCAGTACATCTGCTTGGTTTTGGCTTCTATCAGATGGGCAATGTCCCACTGCATGGGGGATAAGTCTTGGGCTTCGTCTACAAAGCATAGGTTAAAGCGCGGGCAGAACTGGTGTCCCTTGTCGATAAAACCTTGCAGCATATCGGTGAAGTCATAAAGGCCGCTTTCGTGTTTGTAGGAGCGCAGCGAGCGGTCCACATGGTTGACGGTGTTCCAATCGTGTTCAATGCTGCTAAGATTATACTCCTTACGCAAAGAAGTCTTCTTCAGCCTCGCGAGGTTGATGAGCCCAAGGATGGGGTCACTGGCTTTGACGGCATCTTGGACGTCTTCTTCTAATTGATTGACGCGACCTGTCTCCAGTTTGATGCCCATTGCTTCGCTGAGTTCTTTATAGTTCTCAGGTTGCATGATTTGTTCTGGACGGATTCCTGACAGGGAGAGTGCAAAGCTGTGCAGGGTGCGAAAGTATTGCAGATCCTTTTGTGGGTCCAAACGAAAACGCGCCGCAGCGCGTTCCTTTGCTTCTGTTGCCGCTTTGCGGGTAAAGGCCAAGAACCCTATGGATTGTGGTGGGGTGCCTGCTTCCAAAGCTTTGTCTACCATATTTAGTAGAGTGGTAGTCTTGCCCGTTCCGGGCGGTCCAAATATTCTAAACATCAGAAAGGTGCCTCCCCTTTCGCTGCAAAGATTGGAGTAGCCAGTTCGACGTCACCGTTGTCATAGGCAGGTATCTTCCATACGCGGACAGGGCGACCTTTGATTTTAAGCAACATGCTTTCGCCGTTAATGTCCCGTAGGCGTTGAGCAATCTTGTGCGACTTGAGTTCAAAGAACTTATTCTTTTTTAGAAAGGCTTCGAAGTCTTTCAAACGGAAGTAAGTCATTTGCTCTTCGTCATCTGTCCACGGGCGGCGGAGTAGGATTTCTTCCTTGTCCTGCGCGGTTTGCAGTAAGACACAGAACTCTTCCAGATAATCGTAGAACTGCCCGTTGATACTGGCATCTTGAGCGACCTCTACGATAGCACTGTCATTCTCTGCCATTTCTCTTAGCAAGGAACTTATGCGCCCTTCCCACTGCGGCTTGGCTACAGTGTGCGGCATGAGATTAAGTTGCTCCATGCAGGCCCGTTGGAACGAGGGTTGGTTCATTAGACCATCGGTGTCTAGCTCTAAGGGTTCACCGTTGACGTCCAAGAACCACACAGGCGGCGTGGAGTTGTACTTGCGCAGGTTTGCTACGGGCACCCCTGACGCTGCGGCTCCGATACCAAACCGTTGGGTACGGCATAGATCCTTGTTGCAGTAAGCATTGATGGGCGCATCGTTACACTTGTAAGCATATTCTTTACGCTGCACTTGCTTTGCGACCACGTTGACCTCGTTAAGAGGCAGGGGCGGTTCAAAGTAATCGTTGTTATAGCGCAGGATTTCTGTCTCCCACGTGTCGGGGTGCGCTTTACGCAGATATACACCAACGTTGAACAGGCCGTTGTTGCGCCCACCCTCTGATATTTTGATACGCGCTAAAGCTTTTAGGCACGGCGGACCGTTGGCAAAGGCCTCGCTATCGTTTTCTTGGGTTACTTGCAGATTGACGATCTGTTCCGGTGTTTGCTTATGCGCCTCGTACAGCGCCAAAAACTCTTCCAGAGTACCAGAGGTGCCGTCATCTAAGATAGCGTAGCGTAGCCCCTCTTCTGCGTCGTAATACGGTAGGTTAAGAAAGTTACCTACATCTCCACGGTCAAGGTGCAGCTTGACTTGCTTTGGGAAGATTTCACTACCGCCATAGCCAAGGGCCGCGGCAATATTTTGCAGGGCCTTCTGCATGTCAGAAGCTTCGACCCATTCGATAGAGAACAGAAAGCAGTGAGCCCCGCCTGATTTGGAGCGGCATACCACCAAAGGCAGCTTGAGCCTGCGGATCTTTTCTACCAGTAATTTATGATCAAGGGGATATTGGTCTACGTCTACGCACCCCCACTTGCATTTGTTTTCGGCGTTAATGGGGATGATACCCATTGAGGCACCTTTACCAGAAAGATGCTCCCGCCATAGCTTCGCGGAGCGTGGCTCCCGAATGATTTGTGCTTTGCCAGTATTTTTCCCGTTAGCCTGCTTTTTATCTACGCGATAAGTGCCGTATGCCTCTTGCAGGCCATCAAAGATGGCTGAGAATTGTTGGACAGACATTGATACCTCAGAAAAGGTGGGCGGCTTGCGCCGCCCGTTGCATTAAAATGGAACGTCGTCCGACTTGTTCTGCGCCTCTTCGTTCTGGTGCTTGACCACAACATCACCTGTGTCGATGGTTGTAGAGAAGTCTTTTGCCCGAACATACAGCGCGGCATCGTCCACCTGTTTCTCTCGCGAGATTTCCCAGTTGTGCCAACTACCTTTGCTGTTTTCTTCCATCACTGTTTTTGCGCGATAGATAAAACCAAAGCGCGGTGGAGTGAAGGGACCGTTCTTGCCTTGAACCGTGGCGGACGCAATCATGCTGTTCCACTTGCGGCTTTTCTTGAGCATGGTTGACTTCATGGCGATCAGAGCCGTTTCCGCCGAACCATCTGCGCCCACCAGTATTACAAAATGCTGATGGGTTTCTTCAATGTACGAGCCATCTCCGCCGACAACGTAATCTTTGTTGTCGTCTTTGCTGCGCTCTGTCTTTGGGCAATCCTGCGCCGTATCAAAGATAGCGATTGGTGCCCCCGTTCCTGCGCCCCTTGGAGCCCACTGGATAAACCGACGTTGGTATGCACAAGGGATCAGCATGACGCCTTCTTTTCCTTTGTAGATTTGACCGCTGACGGTGTTGTATAGATCACCGCGCTTGGCTTCATCCAACTCATCAAGCAAGGGGTCTAACCCTGACAAGATTTTAAGGAATGGCAGGGCCAGATCGTCTTGGCCCATGTTTGAAACACCAACGCTTGCGTCGGCTTCCATCATAGAGATATCAAACTCTACAACATTTGTTTCTTGTTTCTTAGCAACTTTACCCATTAGGCTTTTCCTCTCTTAATAACAGCGCGTTGTGCTACATACGCCCCAAATAAATCCATTGGAAATTCATCTCCGTTTTCAACACGTTCTTTGACAAACGCCCGAAGGGTTGAAGAATGAATACCCGTAGCTTGTTCAGCCAAATAACCTTCTTTCGAAGCGAAAGCCTTAAAGGCCGAAGCCTTGTCGTCTTCGCCTCTGCCGAAACTACAAGAAACTGTGTTCTTGATAATATCGTCATAGCCATTGTCGCGTAGCCACTCATAAGCGGCTTCACGGTTCTTTACTAAAATCGAAGCACCATACGTTGGCTTGATGTTTACTTCCGAACCATCGTCCAAGGTGAATGATGCTAGACCCACCTCTGCCATAGAGGCAGGCAATTCTTCATCTGTCAACTTGAGCAATTCTTTTTTGGCAAGTTTAAGCTGGTCATCCAGAGACTGGACTTCCTGCTCTTTGGCCTTGATAGCACGAGCCAACTTTGACACTGTGGACAAAGCTGAGTTATTGGTTTTTTCAAGAGGATTTGCGAAATTGGACTCAAAGTCCGCTTCCATTAGTTCCGATATATCATTCATTTTTCATTTTCCGTTTTTCGTGGTTAAAGACTCCTTTTACGAGCCTTGACATATTCCCATATAGTTGTATCTTATCCCATAGTCAAGGAGAAAAAGATGCAGAACTACAACTTTAAAACAAAACCTTTTAAACACCAAGCGGATGCGCTCAACGAATCGTGGGCTGCGGAGTATTATGCTTTGTTTATGGAAATGGGTACAGGTAAATCCAAGGTAGCCATTGATAACATTGGACTTCTTTATGAGCAGGGCGAACTGGATGCGGCTTTGGTCATAGCTCCAAAGGGCGTGTACGATAACTGGGTGAAGGGTGAGTTTCCTGCGCACTTACCGGAGAGCATTACGCGCAGCATCGTGCGTTGGGATCCAAAGACAACCAAAACTTACATGGCTATGCTAGAAGAGTTTATCATGGAGGACTTTGATGGTCTGAAGATATTTGTAATGAATGTCGAAGCCTTTTCTACGCAGCGGGGCGCAAAGACTGCGGGACGATTTCTTGTCCAGAACCCAAACAACATGATGATTGTGGATGAAAGCACTACGATTAAAAACCGTAAGGCAGCGCGTACAAAAAACCTCCAAGTTCTGCAAAAGTTTGCCAAGTACCGCCGCATCCTGACGGGATCCCCCATTACAAAGAGCCCTATGGATTTGTTCAGTCAGTGCTCGTTCTTGGCCCCAATGGCCTTGGGCTATAATAGTTACTTTGCTTTCCAGAACAGGTATGCTGTAGTACGCCAACAGACGATGGGTCACCGCTCGTTCCAAGAGATTGTGGGGTATAGACGCTTAGAAGAGCTTAACGAGCGCCTGACAGGCTTCAGTACGCGCATATTGAAGTCAGAATGCCTAGACCTACCCGAAAAGCTTTACACGAAGCGCTACGTGCCTCTCACGGCGGAACAGGGAAAGCTGTATAACCAGATGAAAGACATGGCCTTGGCCCAACTGGACAACGGAGAGTTAGCCACGACTACCAGTGTCCTGACACAGATTATGCGCTTGCAGCAAATATGCTGCGGTCATTTTACTCCTGACATAGGAGAAACCAGAAGCTTGGACAGTAACCGTCTGGACGAGCTAATGAGCATTACGGAAGAGCTTCAGGGAAAATGTATAATTTGGGCATCGTACACCCACGATATTCAACGGATACATTCTGCCCTGCGCGACTGCTTTGGGCCCGAAGCAGTCGCACTTTATTACGGGGAGACGCCCCAAGAAGAGCGCCAACAAATCGTTGAGCGCTTTCAAGATCCAGAGGACCGCCTGCGGTTTTTTGTGGGCCAACCAAAGACGGGCGGTTATGGGATTACCCTGACCGCCGCAACGACGGTGATTTACTTCAGCAATAGCTACGATTTGGAGATACGCCTGCAATCAGAGGACAGGGCGCACCGAATTGGCCAGAAGAACACTGTCACCTATATTGATATGGTGTCGCCGGATACGCTAGACGAAAAGATCCTTACCGCATTGAAGAATAAGGTGAACCTTGCTGAAACTGTCTTGGGAGAAGAAGCTCGGAGTTGGTTCCAGTAAGCATCTGTTCAATCCCTTCCAGAGAATATTTTTGTTGCAGGTTTTGAGGCGGGGCTAAGTCTGCAAGCGGTTGCCCAATTATTTCCTGCGGTAACGTTGGACGCTGCATGGGCCGTGGGCCGTCATACGTGACAGAAGGTCTAGCACGAGGGCGCGGAGCAGGCGGACGCTCTTCTGAAGCCATGTTCATAAAGGTAGAAAACGCTTCGGGAGAGTCTGTAAACGCTTCGTATTGCGCAGGCTCGTTGGGGTTTATTCCCTGTCCTGCCGCGGCGACCCGCAACGGATACTGTACGGCCTCATCGTCCAATGCGCTCAAGTCACGACCCTTAGCCAAGTAATCGTTAAAGTTTCCGGGCCCAGCGTTGTAGGCGCGGAGCGCATCTTCCATCGTATCGTATTCGTTGCGCATGGCTTTAAGATACCGCGAGCCAAACTCTACGTTTAGATCGGGCATGAACAATAGTTGTGTTGCTGTCTCAGGGGTTTCTTCGTCTACGACAAAGCCTTGTTCGCGAGCAAGCTCAAAGATGGTTGGAAGCCCGTAACCCGGTTTCATGGCCGTGGACGGCAAAACCTGCATCAACCCAATGGCTCCGTCTTCACTGACTGCCTTTGGATCGTTACTGCTTTCTGCCATTATTACAGAGGGCACGATTGCGTTTATTTCATCATCAATAGAGGACGGCCCGCCCTCGTTCATACGACGGGCTGTTTCACTAAGTGATCCTATTCCCTGTGGCGTTGGACCGCGATCCGGAGGCGGGCCGGATACCTCGCCGCCCATCGCATATTCGGAAGAATTTCGCATAATAGTTTTATTTCTTTCGTTGATTATGTCAGCATACCTTTGTGCCGCCAAAGCCTGCTCGGCAAATTCAACAATGTTTTCAGGTGTGTTTTGCGGACCTTCGTCTAAATATCGATCTATTTCCGCACGGCCCCCTGTTTCCCTAAAAGCTTCCATAGAAGTTGGCGAAGTAATTGATTTCTGAATTGCTAAATCCGGACCAAAAGCTTGTCCCCCAGACATGGCGTTTTCTCGCACTAAATCCTGCATTAAAGCCAAACGTTCCGCGGGCGTTGTTGGACGACGCTCTTTGCGGTCAAAAGTAAAAACAGGCGCATTAGGATTGTTTAAAAAATACTTCGCACCACGGATGATTGTTTCATCCTTTTCAAAACCCTCCGCAATTTTCTCATGCGCGTAATCGGAATAGTCAAAATCAGGATCGTTTACACGACGCTGACGGTCTTGCTGTTGCTCTAACTTATACAGTCTAAGAATTTTTAAATAATCTTCTTTAGATAAGCCTAACTTTTTCGCGGTAGGATACCCCTGTTCTACAATACGAAAAAGCCTTTCTAAACCACGATGCCGCATTTCATGGGCCGCAACTCCTTTTGAAGAATAATCTTCCGGACTAATTAGTATCCTATCATTGTTAGGGTTAAAATGAGAACCCTGCGACCTATCATTTGAGCGATCATACATCATGTCGTAATCAATTTTATTAACGTCGAAACCCATCTCCGCCAACGGGTCCATGTGCGGCTCTAAATCAACGCGGTACTCAATATCCCCTAAAGAATAGTTTATATTAGCCTCGCCGCCCTCGTTCATACGACGGGCCGTTTCACTAAGTGATCCTACTCCTTGAGTTACGGGAGGTTCATATTCACCGTGGTACTCTTGTAAAATCAGCATGTCTAACGCCGTCTTTAACTCTTTACGAGATTTCCCCCACTGGTCTTGAATTTCTGTATCATTGAGATTTTTTAAAGCGTCTCTAATAGATTGCCTTACTTCTTGTCCGCTTCTTGTATCTATTTTAGCCTCCCCGCCCTCGTTCATACGACGGGCAGTCTCGCTCAACGAACCAACGCCCTTGCGCATCTCGCCGCCGTCGGCTTTTTCATCTATGACCCGAAAGAAGCCTTCGCGCATGGGTGTTTCATATTGAGGAAACTTTCTGTCAGAAACATCGCCAGTGTTGAAATCGCTAAATACCGTGCCACCACGGGCTTGAATTTCTTCCGGTGTTTCTTTTGGTGTTTTTAAACGTTGTTTCAAGCCAAGCTCAGAAAAAGAATAGGTTTGCCCCGTTTTTAAACCAGAAGTGTCCAAAGTTGCAGACCGCATAACTTCCATACCTTTTGCGCGAGGGTTAGCTTTTGTGGTCACAATTACGGGTATTTCTGGAATCCCAAGCTCTAGTGCAGCTTGCAAACGATGGTGTCCTTGACCAATATTAATACCACCGTTTGACATAACGACTTCAATCTCAATTGGTTTTTTGATGCCCTCGTTAAAAATATTCTCTTTAAGCGTTTCTTTTCCGGAAGCCTGAAATTTCTCCAGCACCCCCGGCATGTTCGCCATGTCACCGCTTTCAAAATCCCCACCAAACTTACCAACGTCATAACGCGGAAAGTTAAATTGAGCTACGTTGTCCGCAATAGTCTGGGTATTAACATACTCTACCTTTGGGTTCTCAAAGGCTCTTTGTGGGTAAGGAACTTTCAAGCGCGTTGCAGCGTCCACCACCTTTTTGTTTATCGCCTCGACACTTTCGCCGTCGGCCTCGCCTTTAATTATTATGTTTCTTAATTGTTCCTGTTTTAATGGTTGTTGATTAGAAGTTACATATTTGTCGCCTTCCGTCATTTGAAGATCCCGCGGCCTGTCAATAATCGCGGAGTTATTCCTAGCTCTGTTTTCACCAACACGGTAATCTTCGACGTCTTCTACGACGGTACGAGCATACGGATATTGGAATATGCCGTTGTCTTTAACCTCTAACAAACCGCGGCGTTGTATTTCTTCTGCGAGCGGGATCATCTGTTCAATGTACTCATCCTCACTGACCATTCTAAAGTCAGTCAAAGCCTGAGATATTTCTTCTAACGACTCATCCGCGGCTTCAGCAATTTGTTTGGGCCCAATATCAGAAATAAGCTCGCGCAAATCCATTTCTGTAGTTGCGTCTAAATCATATGCAAGTTTCTCAGCATTCTGTATAGCTTCGTTGTAGGCTTCTGCGGATGCTTCGTCGTAGTCGCGGCTCATGGTAGAACCATACGGCATATCGTCCGCAGCGTCGTAGGCCTCTTCCATCTCACGGCGCAAAATCTTCATGTTTTGGGTAAAAATATCAATAGGATTCGGAATAGGTTTAAGCTTTTTAACCGCCGCAGGAACTCTCTCCAAAGCTTCTGTGATTACGTCTGGAGCAATGGCTGCAATGCCTCCCGTAGCTACCGCGCCTTTCATAAACGCACGGCGGCTAGGATCTGAAACATCGTCTACCACAGCTTGCGGCGCACCCGTTGGAGTAAGAATATCCAAAACAGTAGCTTTTACGGGTTGCTTGGCTAACGAGCCTAAACCCATCATGGCCAAAGGAGCCGCGGTTTCAATACCCGCTTCTATTAAGGCGGCTCTGCGTTCTTCCGGACTTAGATCTGTATCTGCGGCGCGTCCACTAGCACTCATACCCCGCAGAATACCTTGGACAGGATCTATAGCAGAAGCAAGGTTTAAAGCCTGCCGACCTGTTTCTTTAAGCTCTGGCGGAATAAACGAACCAAGGCCCTTGGAATTTGTCCGGACCCGTGGGCCGCGGTTGGTTTCTACTGGTGCGGGAACGTCAGCCATTAGCTCATAATACCTTGGTACATGTACGGCGGCGCTTGCTCGTTACCAAACAGGCGGTCTACTCCGCCTTGAGCAAACATGTCCCTGTTTATTAAAGGATTTCCAGATGGACGATAAGAATTATTTTCAATCATGCCAAAATTTGTTCCGTCACCCCGATAATTAGGATCGTTCCTTAAGCGTTTGTATTCGCCCATCAAGTTTAGCGACGGAAATTGTTGTTGATAATCCATCAACTCTTGCATCGTGCTAAACTGACCCGGACCCGGCATCTGTGGATCGGCCATTATACCCGCAGAAATCTTGTTTTCAGGCTGCGCTCCAAACAAACCCACAGTTCCACCCGTGCCCGACACAATATCCCAGCCTTGATACGTTCCGCCTCTGCCATTAGGCTTTTCCGTATACTCATACGTCGTATTTAATTCAGGATCAAAATACGTGTCACCCACATTTGCAGGAGCACCAAAATCAAAGCCTTGATCACTAGGCTGTTCTCTAAAAATGGGGTCTGTTCTATCTATGGGCAATGGTCTATAATCACCACCGTCAGGGCGTTGCGGAAAAACCGGGTCTAAACGTGCATCAGGCCTCCTTATGTCCTGCCGAAACGTAGACGGCACAAGAACGTCGGAGCGCGAGACGGGATTATAACCTCCAAAAAATCGAAAGTCTGTGCTGCTAGGTACGCCTGTTCCCTCGTCACCTGTTCCCCCGTCACCTGTTCCGTCCATCACAATGTCTCCTAAGCCAGTTCCCTCGTCCCCACTCAGAACGCTGGATGATGGATCAGAAGTATCCCCGTACAATGCTCTTTGAATATTATTCTGCTCCATCGTTCTCTGCGTACTGTTTACAAAATCAGCCGCGTCACTGAGGGAATACCCTCTTTCTACTAAACGATTAATTTGTTCATTGGGGTCATTTTGAAAAGCTCCGCCTGACAATATGTTAGACAGGCCCATTTGGACATCTTGTCCAAACCGATTTAAAAAACTTCCAAGGCCGCTTTGTGTAGGGTTTGCGGGGGCTTGTTCTTCCAACATTTCTGGGCGAAATTGATTTGTAGCCATTTGTGCGCCACTAGACTGCGAAAAATTGGTTTGCGGTCTATTGGCAAAGCGAATTAAAGAATTAAGAGGATTATCCGTAGCCTTTTCATATTGATCATTTCCAAAAACATCGCGATTCCTGCCAAAGGCGGAAGTGTCAATCCGTCCGCTGCCCGTAAGGCCCTGACTGTGACGGGCTTGTGTCGCCATGTGCCTCGCTTGGTTACCACGGTTTCCTGAAAGCGCTTCATCTTCTTCGTACTTGCTTGAAAAAGGACCAGAATAATCTTTATTACTAAACGTAGCCATAGTTTACTCCATTAAACTAGCAATACCGCCACGGCGGAAGGTCCGTGGTTGTTGAACCAACATACCCGATATGGGGTCATTAGGGAACAGTGCGGCATATGTTTGACGCACCTGTGGATTCGTCCCCGCCCCACTGGAGCTAACTGATGGGGCGGGGAGAGCCGCCTGAGTGGTGGGAGTACCTACAGGCTGCGAGCGTGGGACATTACGTCCTTGAGAAGCTGCGGAAGGTTGTGGACTAAGCTGCATTGGCTTTCTGTCATCACGTGGTCTGTTGCGTCCGCGCAGGTTTCTTTGATCTTGTGGAGTTGTTTCCTCTTGGGAAGGTACGGCTTCTGGTAACGCTTCGGGCTCAAACTCCTCTTCTTCTAGCAGAAGGGATCGTAGAATTACGGCATCACGTTTAGCTAATTGGTTGACTCCGAACTCAGCCATCAAATTGTTCAGACGCTCTGTGCTTGCAGCGTCTTGCTTTGCATTACGAATATCAAGCAGCATTTCAGAAAACTTTTTGGGGTCTTCCATCATTTTCTGCATTGTTTTAACAATGGCGGTTTCTGGTGCAACCAGCAAGATGTTTTGCAAGGCTTGCGAGCCTTCTTCTGCCGCAATCATGCCGCCGCCAATACCACCACCCGTAGTACCTAAACCAATCTTACTGAGCATGTTGTTAAGGGATTCTTGAGACTTTTGACCAAGCGTAGCACCTAAGATACGAATACCCGTGCGCTTTGACTGCGTTGGGTTCTTAAACAAAACGTTCTCAAGGTTGCCCTGTTGAAAGGCTTCTTCAACGTTAATCATCTCACGCAAAGATTGCCGTATGATGGTAACTTCATCCTCAGTCACGAGGTCATTTTTTCTCATCCAATTCATCAGCGTATTGTCAGCGTCTTTGATCCCCGGAGGTTTCGTAAACAACGTATCAAAGATGTTTTTGGGATTGATGCTAAGTCCATCTCCGCCGCCGCGCATGATGGCATAGTTCATTATAGCGGACCTCATACCCTGTTCAGCGTCGCCAACAGTGAACTTTGTACCATCCTCTGAAAAGATATTCTTGCGGGGCTTAGTGGTTACCTTTACCTCTCCGTTTTGCAAAATGCGGGCTTTCTGTTCATTACGAACCCCATTTAACATGAAGTTAAGATCCCTAAACGGATTGTCCTGCCCCATTATTTTAGCAACCGCTTTACCCGGTTTTTCTGTTCCAAGATTAGCCGCTAACTCAAAAGCTTTCATTTCAGGGTTTTGTTTAAAAAATTTATCCGGATCTATGCTGGAAAACAACATCTGTGCTTTGCTGGCACTTTTAAGATCTTTAGCCAAGTTAGGCATCGTTGCTAAAATCTGTTGATTTGCTGGATCCGCTTTAAAATCTCTTAGACGTTTAGGATCAACCATCTTAATGGTTTGATTTGGATCGTTTGGATCAGGGCGATCCACCATAATTTTAGAAGCAGTGTACCGAAAAGCGTTTTCGTAAGCGTTAGCAACGTCTCCCGCATACTCCGCAGCGTCGCTTTCAGGCAGTCCCATCTGAGTTCTAATAAACTGATTTACAGTTTCAAGCTCATTAAACCGACGCAGAACGGAATCATTTCCACCCTTAAACATATAATCCAACATGCCTTCAGGCGTGACCCGCGGTCTGCCAAGCGGGTCTGCATTACCAAGATCCCCCAAAAAGGTTCTCTGTGTCAAATCACGCCGTGCTAACGTGAAGGCGCGAGCGGCATTGTAATCCGCAGCGTCCGTGTCTGCGCTAAGAACGTCGTCAAGAACCGCGTTAGCAAGGCGGTCCAGCTTCTCCGCGGTATCGCTATTACCGCGCTTGTTGGTCCCGCTTCTTAAATTACCCGCCGCTTCTAAAAGTTTTGACCGTATTTCAATCAACCGCTCTGAGGTCATTGGGTTTGGAGCTTCTTCTCCGGGCACAACGCTCTGAGCTAAATCAGTGGCCTCTTGTTGAGCCCGTGCTTGCTCCACGGTAGCCAAACGATCAAGGGCCGTACCTAGTCTTTGGACCGTGCGCGGATTGTCGTAATCTCTGGCGTTGGACTTCAGCATTTCAGCCTGCGAGCGTAGATAGGTGACCTTCTCATCAACACTATCCATTTGGTTGACGCGCTCTATGTCGCGCTGCAACACATTAAAGCTATCTGTTCCGCGTAAAGCATCCTGAGTTTCCTCAAAACTGCTTAGTGCCGTGCGCAAACGACCAGACATTTGCTCACTAGCTTCTTCGGCAATTTCTGGAAACACATCGTCAAAGCTTTGTCCGAAGTATTCAAAAATCTCTGTTAAGTCTTTAGCCAACCCTTTTGGAGCCGCCGCTAAAAAGGTTGCGCGACCTGTCTGAGATGGGAACTGAAGACCACCTTGGCTCTTTGGAGTGTCAAAAATCTGAACAGTGTTGGGTAAATCTTGCAACTCGCCGTTGGCGTTTCTAAATTCAGTCAACTCAAAATTAGTTACGTTGTTCCAGAAGTCTCTTTCCATTTGTTTCGTATCGGAAACAAAAGTGGAGAGACGCTGGTACAGCATGTCCGCGACAGGGTATTTTTGCAGATTATTAGGATCGTCTCCCGCAACAGCTTTCAAAGCACTGTACATGCGGTTTACGCGACTTTGCATTTCTCCAGCTAAAGCTTCTTCAAACAAACCCTTCTGTAATAGATTTGCCGTTGCCACAAGCGTAGGATCACCGGAGTTTTGGAACTCCAGTATTTTGTTTTTAGCGCCCTGTATCCAAGCCTCTTTGCCCGCTTTTGAGGTAACGGAAAGTTCGTTAAGACCTTTTGAAAGCATCTGATCGATTTGAACCAAAGCAGGAGCAAGTTTGCTCCCTTTAGCCGCCGCGGCCAAACTGACGCTGGACTTAGTGCCGTCTTCAATAAGCGCAGCTTCTTCCGCGATTATTCCAAGTAACAAATCTATTTGATTGGTGTCCGATTCCGTAGCCTGCTCTAGTGCGCTGTAAATACGGTTAGACGCCAGCTTTTCTTGGGCAGACGTCATTGCGCCTTCTCTGTCCAAATAATAACGCATAAAGGCGGTTTTCAATTTGTCAAAGCCTGCGGCTCCCCCGCGTGTTGAAAGCTCAACCGCGGGCCCCGGAAGACCACCACCTATTAATTCCAGAAGCAACCGCGTTCCATTAGATCCGGGGGCCATCTCCTCTGCTACAAAAGCACCCGTGCCTGCACCTACACCCGAAAACACATCCAACCCTAGCGTAAAGTAAGGATTCTTAACTGCAAACTCTTGGGCCGCGGGCAGCGCTTTTTCAAACGCGGACAATACTCTAACGCCAGTCGGCCCTTTGGTACGATCAATAAGTAATCCAGATTGCGCGTTTCTCGCAACTTCTAGTTGCCTTGCCGACAGGCCAGCGGCTCCTCCTGTAAGATCAAACGCATTGCCATAACCGGGCCACCTGTCGCGTGTAACTTTTTTGAAGTTTTCTAAGAAGTTAGAGGCTCCCAACCAGTTTTTATCGGTAGTCCAACGACGGGTTTGTGATAAAAAGCTGGGGTTAATAGTAAGTCCTGTGGTTTCCCCAAAGTTTTGGTAAGCTCGCAAAGAAGGGCTTACCGGTTGCTCTTCACCAAAAATAAAGTCAGAAGCCTCTTGGCCCACCATCGCGCCCCCAACTGCGCCTAAAGTAGCCCCTGTGCCGTAAATTCCAAGCTTCAAGGCTAAGGCTCTTGGATCACGAACAGGTATTTTATCAGCAACAACTTTTGCAAGACGCGATCCGACCAACAACCCCTCGCCCATAAATGTTCCGATAGGGATGTTCCTAGCAAATTTGTCGGCAGCGGCTTCCATACCGGGTTTAGATGCCCTTGACGGATCATATTTGCCAAAATCTTCTACATTAGAGAAAATACTGAAAAAAGAATTTACGTCTCCAAAGTAACGTTGTCTGTCGTCTTTAGACATTTCCCGAAACATTGGCATTTGATCAAGGATCGGGGCGTCACCGCTTTGAAAGTCTTCAAACGTAAACTTATATTCGTCAGGCATTAAAGAAGAAGCCCTTTGCGTCAGGGCTCTAGCTAAGTTATTAGCTCCAAACTTTTGCAAGGCTTCGTCAAACTGTTCTTTTGTGAACTGTTGTTTAACGCTTGTTATGCCTTCAGTAAGTTGTGGTCCTTGTTCTGCCATCTTACAAATCCACTATTGTTTTGGAACTAAGTTGTCTAAAAAGTTTACTGCGGCGTCCACACCTTGATCTGTAGCAGTTCTATCCATCGCCCCAGAAACGTTCATTTCAAACTGCTTTTGGAAAGCAAGAACTTCGTTCAAGACCAGCACAGAAGAAATAATAGCGTCACGAGCGCGTGTAACCTGTTCAGTTTTGTAACCTTCTGCGTTTCCGCCAAACTCTGGTACTTTGGTAGCGTTAAGCTCAATAATTAAAGCTAAAGAACTAGCCATTGTTTTTAATCCCGCCAAAGCATCAGCATCGTTTTTAAGCAAGAAGCCGCCGGGTCTGATCCCATCCACTTCTTTCTCCAATTTCTCTTGAACTGTTTTTAACACGCGATCCTCGTGAGACTTGTCTACCGTCAAAGAAAACAAACGGTTTGCCAAGGTTGTTAGATCTTTTTGTGCTTGAGAAAGGTTTTGTCCCTCTGGTCCGGTTCCTTCACCAATTCCAAATTCGGAAGCACCTTCAGAAAAAGCCTTACTTACACCGGGGATCACACGAGAAGCCCCGATTGCCATCGAATAATCAACCTCTGGCTTAAACAAAGTTGGGTCCGCACGATCAAACAAGGGGGACTTAAGATTTACTTTTCCATCTGGAGTCATAAGGTCCGGAGCTTTTTTAGACAGATCAATAGGTCCGTCGTCCGCGGCAATCGCTGGCGCAGGAGTGCCGCCTCCACCAAACAATTGATTAAAGAACTCTGGGCTTCCCGCCTGAATAGCTTTCTTAACCCGCGGCGCAAGGTCCGGAGACTTGCCTTGCACATATTTACCTAATGCAGAATCCCATGTTTCAGTGGGCTTCATGTAGTCTAGTATGGCCTGTTCAAAGGTGGTTGCATTGTCTCCAAGCTCGCCGTTGGCATACTGGTTAAGGCGCTCTGCATTAGTGATATACTTGATTTGATCACTCTTTGCATCGCTGCCCAGCTTGACAACATTCATTGCTTCTCTTTCCAGAGCCAGTTTTTCAGCTTTGTACTGAGCATCTACCCCTGCAATAGCGTTGTTCAAGGTTAGCTGTTCATCACCTTGCAGCAACTGATGGTCTTTTTGCGCAGAGGTAATCATAAATTGAGCGTGAGACAATACACGGCTCTTTGCCGTTTCATCTAAACCCAATTCTGTCAATTCTTTGTTTAGCTCGCGGTCCAGATTCTTTTGTTCAGCTTGGAAGCTGCGGTTCTTCGCACCCTCTCCGCGAGTTACCATGCGATTTAACGCATTCTGTGCCGCCGTAAACGCCATCTGCTTTTCAGCCGCAATGGTTTCATAACCCTGCATGGTGTTCATCTTGGCTATCTCAAACTCTTGACCCATCTCCATCTTTTCAAGATCAAGTGCGCTTTGCAGGTTAAACATCGCAACAGAGTTACCAAGATTAGCGTCGGCTCTTAGACCGACTAATTTTTCTTGGAGTGAATTAGCTGCGGTTTGTAAGCGTTCTTGCAGTTTGCGATTAGCCGTTCCCTCTGCGGCAGTTGCACTTATCCTAAGATTAGCAATGCGCTCTTCATATTCCGCGGACTTTTCATTTAAAATCCCCTGCCTATCAAAGGCTGTTGTTGCAGCCGCGATTTGTGCTTCAAGTTGCTTATCAAGGCGTTGATTGTCCGCCTCGATTTTTAATTCCTCCAAGGCCATGCGGCCTCCGCGCTCTTCTTGCGCCGCCAATGATTTCTCAGCGGAATCCAACGCGCTTAATCTCATCTGTTGGTCTTGTTGCCGTTGCAAATCTTTGCTTGCTTGGAAATCAGAAGCCCGCTGACCTAAACGATCAAAAAACTGTGTTTGCTGCGTTGCATTAATAATTCTTTCTGCCGCGGACATGGGACGGTCAGTAGGAGCGCCTGCGGCCAATGCCGTTTGCGCAAGATCAAAAAACATTTGAGCCTTAGAAAGTTTTTTCTGTTCGTCTAACTGTGCGGCACGTTCCGCAGGAGAACCCAAAATATTTTCGCGAGCGGATTGCGCCCGTTGAAGATAGGGGTTTAAACTCATTAGTTCTGACGGTTGGGATAAATTTCCAGTTTCAGGTGTTCCGGCCTGAAACTTGCGGACCGCAACCTCTCCGCCTTGATTAAAATTTACGGGTGGAGTGTTGCCCGCTCCCCGTGCCATGAGTTCGCCTACGCCCTGACCCATTTCAGTAGCTCTGCCCATCTCATCTTCCATTTCGGAAGAAGCTATGCCCTGCATTAACTGCCCTATGCCGCTGTCTACCACACCTTGTTCTGTCATCATTATAGTGGGCTGCACCATCGCCAAAACACTCTCCGGCGTCCGGCCCGCATCGGCTTCTCCAACAAATTGCGCAAGCTCCGCGTACCGTTGTTCAATAGGCGCTTCGTTTCCTCGTAGCGCGTCAATCATACTTGTTACATCTTCCGCAGCGTCAATGTTGCCCATCATTTGGCCCACATAATCGCGACCTACTTGCTCCATTGATCCCTCGACCTGCATAAGCTCTTCTTCGGGCATTGAAGCAGGGGCCGCGGGCATCATATCTTGAGGCATGGGCTGTGCAGGTCCGCCCATCTGACGGAAAAGCGGACGTTGCAAAACTGCTCCCCCGCCCATAAACTGCTCCGCCATTTCAGGATTAATTTTACGCTGCACCTGTTCAGGAAGTGCTTTAAAACCTTCGTTCATTATAAAATCCCCGCATTCTGAGCGCCCGAAGCGGCGGAAAGTCCCGCTATGCCAAGGGTTGCTGCCTGCATAAATGGTGACGCGCTGCTTCCGGACGTCATAGTTTGTGTCGATTGCGACGTTGGTATGCCTGCATATACGTCAGACAAAAACCCTAGCTGTTGGAATGGTTGTTGATACCGCTGCATGTTGCTTAGGCGGGTAGCATCTAACACTGATTGGTCCTGCGCTTGCTGCATTCCGCCCGTCTGCATCAAAGAGCTTACGTCGCGGTTACGCATGGCTTGTTCTAACTCACCAAGTCCAGCTTGTTGAATACCCATTTGCGCTTGCTGTGCGGCATTTGAGGCCTGTTGCTGACGGGCGGACAACCCTAACTGACCCATATTCGTCGCGGTGCTACCCATTAGTGAACCAAGACCTTGTGACAACGCACCCGCTTGTTGCGCACCCGCTTGGCGAATACGCGCAGCGTCCATGCCCATTTGACCCGCTTGCGTTGTTAACTGACCCGCAAGTTGCTGGGCATTCATGCCCGTTTGAGCCGATAACTGCTCCACGTTCATGCCTGTAGAGGCCAAAGCTTGCTGGTTAGCTGCTTGGAATTGCGCTTCGGTCATGCCAAGATTAGCAGCGCGTTCCGCCGTTTGAGCCGCCATCTGTTCTGTCTGTAAACCCATTTGGCCCGCTGCTTGTGCAAAGTTTCCGGCAATCTGTTGTGCCTGCAAGCCAGTTTGCGACGCAAGTTGTTCAATACTCAAACCAGTGTCAGCAATTGCTTTTGCGTTAGCTGCCTCAAACTGTCTGGAGGACAAGCCCAATTGTGCCCCTTGCAAGGCTCCTGTTTGAGCCAGTTGTTCTGCGCCCAAACCTAACTGTCCCGCGGCTTGCGCAGCCTGCGCAGAAGTTCCGGCACCCGCCTGACCCAACTGCCCCGTTGTTTGTGCTGCCGCAATCTGACGTTGACGCGCTTGTTCGAAAGCCGTCTGCGCTCTCTGGCCCGCACTTTCAAAACCCGCTTGCCGCATTTGAGCCGCGGTCCGGCCTTGTTGTTCCAAAACGTTACGGCCCAGTTCCGCCTCTGCGACAGCTTGACGACTTCCCCCAAAGGCCCCGGACTGCACCGCCTGTGCCGCCACGTTCTGGGCCTGTATATCTCCCTGACGCTGAATGTCCCGCAAAGCTTGCTGAACGGCAACATCTTCAAACGGGTTCATATACTGGTAAGCAGAGTACGGGTTAAACTCTGCGGATGCGCCCATAAGGCCTGCAATACCCGATTGCGCTGTTCCCATGCCAAACTCTGCGGCACGGCCCAATTGCTCCTGCGACCGCGCAGTAGACATACGCGCAAGGCGAGCGGCTTCATCTGCGCCTATCTGTCCGCGTTGCGCTTCGCCAAGTCCGCCCGCAGTTGAACCTAAAAGACGACCTTCTAAAGGATCTTGTAGCCCACGAGCGCGGCCCGTGACGTCTGCGGCTATCCCGCGAGACGCGTCGCCTGCGCCATAGAGAGCATCTGTTGCTCGCCCAGTAGACGCACGAGCGCGGTCTACGGCTTCTCCCATTTGCGCTTGACCGCGAGCCACATTTTGACCCATCGTGTCTTCCGCACGAGCAAGTCCCATAGCTTGACGACCCAGAACATTTTGCCCGCCCATGCGGGCTTGCGCGGCAATATCTTGAGCGCCGCGACCTATCTGACCTAATTGACGACCCGTTCTTGCCGCCTGCATTGCGGCTTGCGAAGAGGATCCCTGAAGATCCGCCATAGCGCCCTGTGTTCCTAACCGCGCAAAACCTAAACCTTGCCCCGCAATATTTTGTGCAATTTGAGCTTCACGCAACCCGCCAAACGTAGATGCCGCTAGTTGTGGGATTCCACGCTGAATCGCTTGCAAACCACCTTGAACAAAAGGTTGGTATGACCCCACGCCTCTAGCCGCAAGATTAGCCGCGTCCGTTTGGTTTTGCGACAAGCCCGCAACTTGATAATCGGGCGGTGCAAACTGGGCGTCCGGACTTACTTGACCAATTTGATCCGCAGTATAAACAGTTCCGGGAACATACCCCTCTTCGCCTTCAGTGCCTTGTCCGGTGGATAAACGAGCCGCAATTTCTTCATCGTTTAGGCCCTGCCCCCGCAAGTTTTGAACTTGCTGACCAAACATTTGATTTCGAACAAGCCCTTGTACATCGCCCAGAAGACCTAACCGATATGCCTCAATAGCAGGGTCTTGGCGGGTTATGGTTGTTTGTACACTCACGCTACTACACCCCCTTCAAAAGCCCTCATCATATCGTACATTTTCTTAACCCCCCGCTTGCGACTACCGTCGCCCAAGCCGCGTACCGCACGAGCGGTCATTACAAACTCACCATCCGATAACATAGCGGGTATATCATCTGAAGTTTCTGTACCGGGGCCCGCGATATATCCTTGACGACGCGGGAAGTCTTCCAACGCCATATTTCGCTGACCTTGGCGGTTCATTGCGCCACCCTCCGCAGCATACTGCGGTTGAAGATAGCTTTGGAAGATGTAATCACGATCATCCTTTTCTACGGGTTGGCTGACTCGTGACATAGGCGTGGGCATGTTGTACCCCGCAAACACGCTGTATTTGCTTGGGTTTTGGTCATAAAGCTCCTGTGAACTTATGCCAAATGGAGAACCGCCTAAATCTTCTTTTGGTGTTTCAAACCCGCCCGCTGCGCCAAAGACCGCGGTTCCTGCAAGGGCAAGCGGCGCATAACGCGCAATCATACCGGGCTGCTGTGACTTTACCGTTTCCATAGCGAGTTCAAACGCCTTAGTTGGCATTGTTTTTGCCATTTCGGTCAAAGCAGGAGTGCTGCTTACAAGCTTGCTCGCCTCAGTCGCCATTTCAGTTGGGTTTAACACATTGCGGTTTGGTGACAAATACTCGCCATAAAAATCTTTCGCTTTGTCTAAAACGCTGGACGAAGCGCCCGGTGTTGGCCCCTGCGAAAGTTCCGCTCCACTTGTCATGGCGGTTGGTGTCGTCGTCACAGGCGAAGCCGAAGGAGGAACCTTCGGTGTCCCAAACATGCCCGGACGTACAATAGGCGTATCCATTCCGCCAAGTGCGCCAAAGGCCCGCTCTTTAAAACCTTCTGCGCCCGCAGGCCCGCCAATTCCAATGCCCGCACTCACACCGCCCATTACACCACCAAGGGCCGCTGATTTTAACGCATCCTTAAAGCTACCGCCTTGAACCAACGTACCAATGCCCGCGCCCAACGCTCCAGACGCAACTGTGCCAAGGCCCGGAAACAACATGTTAAGGCCAATTGGTATAACAACCGGAGCAATCTTCTTGAAAATATCCTTAATGCCGCCAATTAACTTTTTAAGAAAAAACTCTCGTTGACCCGTCATAGGATTAATAGAATTTGCTGGATTACCAACCTCATAACGCGCCATGTCTACGTTTGAACGGTCAAACGCTTTCGTCAACTCATTTGCAAGCTTAGGGTTTTCTTCCAAGATTTCTGGAGAAACCATGACTTCACGAGAACGGGCATGTACAAGCTGATCGTCACCATTGCGACCCATCATCGCCATGCGATTGCCGACATCCACCATAGAATTGATGCCCCGTGGGGCACCAAAAGCTAAAACATTATCTTCTATTTCGTCCATGTTTGACGTAAGAAAAGAAGCCAAACCGCCAGCGGGCATTTGTTTCAAAGAGTCATATTGCATGTTTTAAACCTATGTCTTACCCGCATGTTATCAAACTTATAGCATGGTTTCCACCATAATCACAATGTAGAGCCACCCGCCGCTTCCGGCATTGTTACCGTCACAGAGGTGTGTCTTTTTGTCTCCGCCGTCCAACTTTTACCACAGTCCGGACAAGTTCCCTCTGGATAAGAAGCAACCTCTTCCGGTGTATCCACCAAATTATCGCAATGATGGCACTGCAACTTGTCTACAGAGGATGAAGGCCGAAACCGACCCCCGTCATCCATTATAATAATCGTTTCGTCAGACATTTTTCACCTATGTTGTTGTAACCGTTACGGAGCCAACAGCGCCAGTCCCCTCTGATCCACGCAGATGAGGCGTATTTATTTCTGCAACCTTAACATATCCCTCGTGATTAAAGATAGCCCCAAGCTCCAAACCAGAATCGTCTGTCTGTAAGTTTGTAAAAACGCTAAACGTATTTCTACCTTCACCGGGATTCTGTATTTGCTGCACGTAAATAGAAAACGAGCGAACAACCTCTGCCAGATATTGTTGACTATATGTTTCGGGAGCATTGGGAAAGTACGGTATGGATAAGTTTCGAGACATTACCGCTTACCATCTGTTCGTACTTCGATTCTTGGAGATCCTAACCGCCAAGCCGTTCCCCTCTCAGAACTATCCACCTTTATTGCTACAGAGCGACCTCTCAAACGTACATGTGCATCTTGCGTAAACTGCTCAACAGGTACTGTCGCAGTCTTTTCTACGCTCTTCGTGTTTTCTTGCAGGTATGCACCGCCGGGAAAGTTTCTAGCTTTCAATGTAAAATTCACCGCCGCATCTGTAGATGTTGAGTCGCGGAACGTGAGGTCTGGTATAAGCCTACGGACAAAAGAAAACTGCTCACCTTCCCCAATGTCAAACTGACTAGACTCAATGTACGCAGAAATGCCGCTGGCAGGATTGTTGCTGCCATCATCAAAACCCGTCTCATGGTTGTACAAGTAACCGTCAAGCCCCGCTGCTATTGGCAAGTTGAACACGCCGCGATCAATCCAGAATGAACGCGCTAAAGTGCCAATGTACCATATGCTTTGTTGGTAGTTATAAACAACATATCTGTCGATGTTGTCGCTACTGCTAGATGGATAGAACCACCATATCTCACCAAAGGCACTATTTACGGAAGCAAAGCACTTGTCGCCCTGAAGCTCATTGAAGTCTGAGAACACGTAGTCTCGTACAGAACAAGGAAGCCGTTGCACTGAACCGTTGTAAACATAGAACTCATTCTTACCCATCCAATAAACTTGATCGTCAACGGCGACAGCAGACAACGGGCCACGTATCGTGATGTTCTCTGAGATCATGTTGATTCCAAAGGTAAACGGGGGGCCTATGAACTGCATGGAATATAGTGAAATATCTGTGAACACTATGACTTGTTGCCGCGTCTCAACCGCTGTAACGATCTGTGAACCAGAGCCTATGGTCAAATCACCCGCAGTGTTCTCTGGAGTTGGGAACCAATCCGCTGCGTTCTCTTGGTCACTAAAACGTATAAGCAATGGGTCTTGAACGCCGTTGCCTTCTGCATCATTCGCGCCACCCAAGCCATCAGCACCAAACGCAATTACATGCCTGTCACGGTCTGACACGATGACTTTAGTTGCTTTTGTCGGGCAGGATTTTGCCCCAGCTAAGGTGGATAACTTTACAGCACGGGTATCTAAGGCACTTACCGCAGATGCATCCCAGTAAAATACACCCTCATCTTGAACATTTAAAACAAGGTCTTCGCCAAAGTTGTCATGGCCCCATATGCGTAAAACATCTGTCAGCGTCAGTGACGCAGCACTTCCCCACGTATTGCGGCCCCATGTTCCTGCGCCCCAACCTGTGCCAAACAGTGATGTATTCAAGCCAACACTTACTTGGTACGCCCCAACAACTGAAGACCCCCCGTTACCTGTGTCAGAAGCATTAGCTGTCACGGGCGTAGGCGTGTACTGCCCATCTACGGTTATTTGGGAAACACTGTTCACCTCACGAGCTATAATCGTGTAGGAATTGGAATCGCTTATCCCTTCAATCTGATACTCTTGGTTAAGAACATTAGCAGTTATGTTGCCACCTAACGTGGCTGCACCGCTATAAGTAACAAAATCACCCGCAACCCTGCCATGAGAAGCATCCGCAACAGTAATCGTAGATGATCCATTAGTTGCGCTAAACGTAACATCCCCCGCAGCCGTGGTTACATCAAGGGGCGTGATATCATAATACCCTTGCCCGCTCTCTATGTAATACTTTGAGCTTGTACCCAAACCAAGATATAGATCCCCACCTAATGTACGCCAAGGATGCATCGCACGGCACGTTCCAAGGAAACTTTTCTGCCCTAACTTAGCCCAACCGCCAATTTTTTCTGGGAACCCCTGCCTAAATCTTACCTTGTCGCAATCAAACCAACCGCCCTCATTTGTATAGGACGTTGTTTCTTTGTTGATTCCCGGTTGGAACTGTAATTTTTGGAGGGGCATGTCAGTTCCTCAATTAGTTCAATTGAACTTATGTTTTCACTACCAAACTTGTAGCAGATATTGCAGTGCCAGCCAACACACTTGGGCTATCTGCTGTAGTGCCTATCGTTCCATCTGTCTGCACAAAGTATTGCTGCCCTGCCGTGAGGCTCAGTTGGTTGCTTGAGACAGTGCCTACGATGTCCACGGTTGCATTGTCACCGTCGGCTACTTCGCCTCTAGTAATGTTGGTGTATCCAGTTTGAAGCACCTTAGAAGTCCCATAGCCTGAGTTGCTACCAGAATAATAGGAAAGCACCATTTTTCCAGCATTACTGTCGTAAACTAACCCGTTTTGTCCATTGGTAGCACCACTTTCAAATACGGTAGCAGAGCCAAAGCTAATGGATGTTCCGCTAACAGTTCCCGTTTTAAATGTTCCTACGTTAGAACTGCCCTCTCCGTAAGCAATTACTATTTTACTTGCGGTTGCGTCAAAACGTACTCTAGGGCTTGTGGTTTCAGTGCTATTAAAAATTACAGGACTTCCAAAACTAATTGCCGTTCCAGATACAGTTCCAACAATCGCTGTTCCTACGGTTCCGTCAGCATATGCAATTACTATCTTATTATTAACTGTATCAAAAGCTACGTTGGGGTTATTTGTTGCGGCTGACTCAAAGACCACAGGCGTACCAAAACTGATTGAGGTACTGCTAACAGTTCCAACTACGGCATAACCGTGTGTGGAGTTAGAGCCGTCCTTATAAACAATAACAACCTTGTTACTGTTGGAGTCAAAAGTTGCCGATACATGGGTGGCATAATCAGCATTTAAAAAGGTTGCTTCACTTCCAAAACTAATAGAGGTTCCGCTAACCGTCCCGACGATAGCTTTGCCTTTGTTGGTATCAGCCTTATCTTGGAAGGCAATTACGACCTTATTGCTGTTAGAGTCAAATGTAATTGCGTTAGGTGTACCCGTATCGGTAGACCCATTATTGAAAACCACGGCGCTTCCAAAACTAATTGACGTTCCAGATACAGTTCCGACTATGGCTTTACCCTTTTGCCCGTCAGCTTTATCGTCATACGCAACTACGACTTTATTACTATTGGAGTCAAAAGTAATTTGTATCTCTTGCGTCCTATTCGCTGACGAAAACACAACAGGGCTTCCAAAAGATATAGAGGTCCCACTGACAGTACCGACAATAGCAGTGCCGTAGAAAGAGTTAGCCGTGTCTTGGTAAACTATAACCACCTTATTTGAATTACTGTCAAAAGTAGATGCCACGTTGGAACCAACGGCTGCACTTTCAAACACAACGGCTGAACCTAATGCCTGACTTATGACTTCGGTATCAATCGCCCCACCAGACATACC